AGACTGTCACGCCATCAAGGATATTTAGCTCTGCGGCTGTTGAAGTAACGCCATCAAGGATGTTCAACTCTGCTGCTGTAGAGGTTACAAGCACAGAGTTCAGGGTCAGTGCGGGAATCTCCACTGTGCCTGTGAATGTGGGTGATGCAGTGTTTGATTTAGAGTTTACTGCTACAGCAATGGCGGCGTATTCGGCATCATGTTCTGCGCCTTTAACGATCTTTGCCGGATTACCAGAGGTAAGGCTATCTTTTGCCGTGAAGTTTGTAGTCTTGGTATAATTGCTCATCTGATAGCCCTATAAGTTAATGAGGGTAAAACAAAGGGAGGGTGTTACCCCTCCCCTCGTCTCTTACTTAGGCATCAAGAACCGCAAGGATGAAGCCTGCTTCCGGACGGTGAGCCTGAACACCGTAAAGGGTGTCGGCAGTGTACAGAGTAGACAGGTACTCCTGCTTGTACTGAGTCTGTGAACGAACGCTCATCTGCTCGCCAAGAACCAGTGCATCCTTATGGAAGAAGAACGCACCACGCACGTCAATAGTGCCAGCAGTGTTAGAAGTAGCATCTTCAATCAGCGGGCAATTGGAAGATACGTAAATCTGAATGCCGTACACACTGCCGATCAAACCTGACTGCACAGCACGCGCATCAGTGAAGTCGCTTGATACGTAGCGGTCAACGCCCATGATCGCAGAGCGCAGGGCCGGAGGAATCACGAATACTCGATCAGTCATGGGGACGTCTGCGTCATCCATTTTCTTAATCAAGGCACGGAAGCCTGCGTCAGTGAACACGTCACCCGTTACTACTTGGTCAACAGCATACGCAGTCAGACCAGTAGAGGCATCAACGTAGTAGCTGTTGGTGTTAACCCACTGGGCACCAGTACAAGTACCAGAGACAGGAGTAGTCAGGTCAAGGGTGCCGTTACCAAACGCAGTGCCCGCACGGAACAGGTCGTTGTCGATCTGGCGAGCCAGTGCGTATCCTGCATCTTCTGTGTAGAACTGACGCAGAGAAGACAGAGCCTGGACGTTGACAATATCTTCGATCAAACGAGAGTACTCGAAGTGACGGTTAATCGTCAGAGTGGTTTCGGACTCAAGGTTCGCTTGAATCGTAACCGCTGTCGCTTCTGCCTTGGCATTAGCAGAACCACGAACAGGCTTGGGCAGATGGATAACATCGCCTTTCTTGCCCTTGAAGTTCATCTTCTTAACAAGCGGAGCCATCTTGAGAGACTTCTGATAGGCAGCAATCACCTCATCAGACCAAATCTCGGGAATGAACTTATCTGCCGCTGTCTTATCTACTACTGCGTTTGCTGTAAAGAACGCGCCTGAAGTTTCGCTAGCCATGATGTAAAGCCTCTATTTAGCGAACTCTACCTTCTGCGTAAGCCTGTCTTATTTCAGGCTCCATAGCGTGGTATCGTTCTGGATTGGTTTGTATGAGTTCAATAATGTCCCGTCTGCGGTAGAAGGTCTTGCCTTTCGGCTCAGAGCTTCCTTTAGATGACCCCGTTGACGCCTTCTTCAAAGTCTCCTTACGAGATGCCTTCTCTGCATCTAATACGCTTGATGATGCGCTTTTGGTTGACTTCCACTGGGAAAACAACTCGTCTGCGGCCTCTGCATCAAACTGACTATCTGCTCGGGAGTACAACTCTTTACGCCACTTGCTTGACTGAATCCAATCTGCAAACGCAGGGTCTCCAGCAATCTCAGCGGCATCAGGATGCTTTGAAATCAACGCACTCTTTGCCTGTTCGCTCTGCATCCTGGCGTTAAACTCTTGCGCCTGCTTAATGGCAGGGTGGGAGGATATACGTCTATCAACAGCTTTATCAGGGTCAGAGAAGAAGTCAACTTCCTCTACGGGTTCGGTCTTTGTTTCATCTGATCGTGAGAGAATGAACTTGTCGACAACTTTGCGTAACTCGCCTACCTCTGACCCTTGCTGACCGATGCGGGACTCAGCTTCTTGGTGCATCTTTACCAGGTCTTGAATAGATTTATTACGGTACTTGTTGGGAACTTCCGGTTGTCTCTCTTCCTCTACCGATACTTCTTCGTCGTTAGATTCATCGAGTACGGAGAAATCTTCTTCATTTTGTTCTACACTATCAATTAGTTCTGCCATCATTAAGCCTCATAAGACCAATCTAGCTACCCGTCTCACTGTTTCGCTACAGTGGGAGCGGACTAATCTTGGTTTGCCTTAAGTTCTTTTGCGATCTGCCTATCTCTTGAGTTTAACCATTTCATCGTAGCACCTGGGAAGTGCCCAGATGTAGGGTCTAAATACACTCGTGGAGCACAGAGCATCCTGCTACCAATCTCACTGCACTGAGGGCAATAATGATCTTCTTCACCTCTGACAAAGCACTCAAATACATGAGCGTTTTTACATTGATAATCAAAGATTCTCATTGCTTGACTCTTTTTTGCTGTGGTCTATGGTAGATTCTAGGTTAAGGATAAAAGATAGACTGTTTAGCTGCCCTTTGCGAAAGAACAGATCATTCACATCCTTTGTTGCCTCAACAGAATTTATGTTGTGAGCATTCTCTTCAAGCTCACCTATCAATAATCGCCAGCCATCTGACGCAAATAGATCATCCATGGCGTTAAAGTATTCCGGGTCTGTCATTTCAGTCACTTAACATTCCTTTTGAGAATTTCGCGCTTAGGTTCTTGCGCTTTCTCTAATTCTGTGATTCTATTTTCAAGGTTCTTCAGTATACCATTGATCTGAGAAACAACGTCCTGTAAGTTCTGCGGCGTTACCATTAGGTAAGCTCCTTTGCAATGGCTAAGTTAACCTTCTTTTCGTTCATGACCCTATCGGCCACCTTGAGTCTGCGCTCAAACTCTCGGTCATCTTCTGTGCCTGCCGATAGATTGCTCGTAATGGCCCTAATTTGGGCCGTCTCAAGCTCTACGGGGATTGCCTTGACTTCGGCCAGCATCTTGATTGCGCGAGCTTCTGACTCCTTAGCTTGGCCGTTAAGGGCATTCGTTTGAGACTGCTGAAAGTCTGTCTGAAGCTTCAGTGCAGCCTGTTGTTGGGCTTGTTGAGCTTGTTGCTGTTCTGGGGAAACCTGCCCAGCAGACTTGAGCATCTTGATAAGCTCTTCCCGGTTAGAGAGGTTCATGCTGTCAATGGCAGCTTCGATCAAGGACATATATGCAGGAGAGTCCTGCGGCATAGTCTGAAGTAGTTGAACCAGTTGAGTGACCTCGTACTCTCGGGCGATAATGCCCAAAGAGGAGGTGATATCAAACTTGTAGTCAGCTACAGGATACAGTTCTGGTTCAAACTGCATATACCGCCAAGCAATCTTCTCGATCATTGGTATCAAGAATGACTCTTGGAAGTTGATTAGGGTGCGTTTATGACGCTTTATGATTGCCCCAAGGGACATGGAGATACCGGCAGCAGTGGCCTCGCCATTGATAGAGCCTGAGATTCCGGCTGAGTCAATAGCACCCGTAGCTGTCTGAACCATGCGCTGCAATTCACCAGCTTGGGCAAAGGTAATCTGAGAGACCTGCCCAAAGTTGAACGGCTGGAGAATCTCTGCCGGATTGCCGTTGGTCATGATGATCTTGCCGGGCCTTACTTCAGGCTTGGCCCCTCTTGGCATTCTTGAGGCGTCCATCGCAATCATAGGATGAATCGTGAGAGCAAGGGCATCTATCCTGGCCCTAAGCTCTGCATCCAAAGCCTTCTGTGAGTTATAGCCCTTCTCGCACACACCACGACCCCAGAATCTTCCCGGAACTATGTCCCAAGGAAAGGCTATGACGGGCCGGTCATTCATCATGTAGGGGTTGCGTTCGGCCTTAACGATGGTACTGCCGTTAATGATAACGACAATAGCCTCAACGTAGAAAGATTCTTCTTCCTCATCAAGGTCTTCGTATTCCTCAGAGTCTTCAAGTAATGTTCGTGGAACTAGGCCAAAGTATTTAGTCCGACGAACCTTGTCATCAGGCTGGTCTACGAGTTCGTGATCTACATCCAGTGCTAGGTCTGGATAAGTGACATTGAATGGCTCGTCTCGGTATACCCCGGACTCCTGAAGCAGTTCAATCTCGTGGGGAGAGCAGTATTCGTCAATGATTACGCCGATTGCGTCATCTACAGACGTAGCAATAGGGTCGATCAGGAAGTTCTGCGGGAGGATTGGCCTTAGCCTGCAAACAGTCCTGTCTGCAATAGTCACTCCAACGGCTTGTAGCTGACCACCCATGATGTCCTGCTTGGCAGGCTTCATTTCCTTCTCTTGGGCGATGACTATCTCTGCCATGCCCGTACCATAGACGGCTGAGTTAATCAGGCACTCGGCTACAGCTTTGCGAATCTTGTTTCTTTGAAGGTCTCGGTATAGCTGATCTCGCAGATACTCAACATCAGTAGAGTCTGGGTCTTGTAAGTCATCTCGCATATCAAAGAAGCGCCCTCTTCCGAAGGTTGCCTCTTCAATCTCCGCTACAGATGACTCAACAGCCTGCTGAAGGGCAGGGGAGATGATCTTGGAGCGTTCAGACTCACGGGTTTTGTCTTCATCAGCGTAGATGCCACGCCATAAACGGTTGTATTCGTCAAATCGATCTTCGTAATTGTTTTCAAAGTGGTCGCGCCATGTTCTGCACTTGTCCATAATCCACCCATCAAGGGTTTCAGTCTGGGACATTGTTTCTTCGTTTGAATCAAGCATATTTAGTATCCAGAAACAGAGTCTAGCGCGATGAAATCATCTTCCTCGTAGTCTGACGAGTAGGATACTTTTGCTAATTGGTCAATATATGCCAGTGCGTCTATCATGTCATCGTGAGTAAGCGAATCCGGGAACTGAAATAGCTCATCCATGAATTGAGTATTCCATTCACCCTTGTTAAGGGTGACCAGGCCATTCTCAAAGCGCCCTTGTAGCGCCCACATGACCCGATCTGTCTTCTTTTTATTCCCGTGGGTTAGCTCTTCCACTCTAAAGAACCTGCCGCTCTTCTTCATGAGGTCAGTCAGTGGAGACATTACCGCTTGCTTGGCAATACCTCTCTCGATTCCTACAGAAGACGGCTCGTAATCACGCACAATTTGGAATATCTTGGTAGCGGTCTCATCCAAAGTCCATCTTCCGACTATGATGTCCTTAACCCACCACCCGTCAGGGCCGACTTTTACCACAGCTATGGCAGTGTTGTCAAGTCTTTTCGATTTAGTCTTCTTTCCGACCTCTTCAAAGCCCGCCAAGTCAATAGCGACGTGGTATTCGCCGGGAGGTTCGTCCTCTGAGAACTTAATCCAGGTCTCCTTGAACATCTCGGAGCCTCTAGCCTCAAAGGAAGCCATGAATTCCTGTCTAAAGGCATACGAACTCATTGACTTCTTGGCCTTGTCAACCTCCTCCTTCTCTAGGATAGGGTTGTCGTAGCTCGTGTAATGCCACGCCTTATAATCAGCATCTTGGCCTAGCTCTGCTAGCTTGTAGAGTTCATAGAAATGATTTCTACCCATCGGTGTGCCGATAAATAAGGCGCTGCCCTTGAGATCTGCTAGAGCCGGACGTAGGATAAGCTCCCAAACGTCAGGCTTCATGTCGGCGTACTCGTCCAGAACTAGATACTTGAGGCTTACGCCCCGCATCGTCTCTGGCCTATCTGCACCTTTCAGCGAGATCATAATCCCGTTGACTAGCTTGATCTGTAAATTGTTAATGTGGGAACTCTCGATAAGCCCTTGGCCTACCTCAAGTAGAGTGTTCCACATAATGTCTCTTGCCTGCCCCTGTGTTGGGGCAACGTAGAAGATATTCCCTCGATCTGCCTGCAGGGCGTTAACCAAGAGAAGGTATGCCGCTAGTCTTGACTTGCCTGTACGCCTGCCTGCTGCAACAACCTTGAATCTCGTGGGGTCATTCCAGACCTCTTGCTGCCAGGGCAGTAGCGATATATCCAAATCCATTACGGATACTCGCCAGTTCGAATCATGTGAGCAATATCTTCAGCTCTCTTGCCTACCTGACTGGCCCATAGCGAGTCAAGAAGCTCAAGAGCTGCATCCTCGTAGTCGCCCACCTCTAAAGATCGCAGGGCTAGATGGAACTTCCTGAGTCGTGGGAGGCCGATGTTGAAACAAAGGTTAATCAGTGCGTCTCGTCTTACTGGGTCTAGGCCAACGTAGAACTTAAATGCCTTCTCTAACTCTTTGTCCACCCGGCGAATATCGTTCTTGAGCAGGTATAATATCTCTTCCTCTGATAAACCCATTCCCCCTATGGAGATGTTTCTGCCCACTCCAATAGTCCAGTGCCCGGTCGTGTCTTTGTAAACAAACTGCCGGGAGCCTTCGTGGAGGGTAAGCTGGTCAATCAGATTCTTGCTCATATACTTCGCCTATCTGTTTTATAGTTGTCTCGCCTGCGGTAGTCACGTTGATGTTAATCATCGGCCTATCGCCCAGCTTGTTCTTGTCGTAATGACTCATGGGGGCCATCCTGTCCATGATTAGCTTCCATGCTGCTGCTTGGTTCTTGTTCTCGTCATCACAAGCAGCCCTAACGATAGAGTCGATTACCTTGTCTATCCTATTGGCATCGAGAAGCCTTTCTTCCAGCTTCTTAATGGCAGTACGCATACCCTTTGGCCGACCAGCAACCTGCTTCTTCTGATCTTCCCACTGTAGGCGGGTCATCAGACGGTCTTCCTTTCTTGGTCTACCTCTCGACCGTTTAGCCTCTTGGCTAGTATCCGGTGTAGGTAGTTCCGCCTTTAGAACTTCCATTGGACTTTCTCTTCTTATCTTTGGATTTTTTACTTGGCTTGCCTTTTGTGGTCTTCAACATATCCTAGCACCCTTTTTGATGGTCATGACATATTCTCTCAATGCTTTCTCTAAAGGGCACATAGCGCCTCTAAAAGCTCAGGGGTTAGCTCAACCCCATCTGGTATCTTAAGACCTCGGCCAGTTGCTCCTGAGTCCGTAGTAATGCCGTCTAGCTGCCCATTGATGCAGATATAATCCGCACCGTCTAGGACTTTCATAGTGCTAGTGCAGCTCGTGAGGGTAACAGCTAATAGAGCAAGGAGCAGCTTCATATGATTATCTCTTCTTTTTGGGAAGGTCTTCTTTGTGGACCAGGTACTTGCTGCTGGCCGTGTGAGTCTTCCCTGACATGATCTTTCCATTGGCGTCCTTGTGGGTTGCGCCCTTGTGCTCAGTGCCATCTTTGAAGTAATGCTTAACGCCCATTGCCATGATCTTTTCCTACCACTTAACTTTGTCTGCCCAAAATGCCGCAGACATCTTGCCCTTGGCTATGTTATCGCTATGCCTTGCCTTGAAGGACTCCCGCCTGGCCCTGTCAGCCTTTGACTCACCTTCTCTCTTGGGGGAGCCTGAGACACCCTGCTGACCAAATCGGATTGTCTTGACTTGGTCTCCATCCTTGGCCACAACAACATGAGATTTCGTGGGATGGTCTGGTGTTCTTTTGGGTTTATTAAATCCCTGCACTCCGGCTCTTTCAATTCTAGGGTCTTTCATATGCAACCTTCTCGCGCTTAGAGATAACCGCCACGTACAGGTATCGCAGAGGTGGCGGCCGTATTACATGGTGGTTTTATACTTGTGCTCGTAGCCCTGTATCTCTGTCATCGTATGCGTTGCAAGCACATGAGCTAGGTTCAATGCGGCCTGCGTAAACCTTAGCGCATCTCCAGAGTCTGTTGCTTTTTGCCCTTTGATTGCCAGAATCTCTATTGCAGTTTCAATTTCATTTTTCATCTGGTTTTACCTCAGATTTCGCCTCTCTTTATCGGGTGAGCGGCTGTCCCGTAAACCGTTACTTACCTGCGAAGAAGGCGTCATCCCCGAAGTCTCTAACAGCACCATAGTATTTCATGGCTCTAGCTCTTCGTGGGATGCGTAAGGTTTTGTTTAGAAAGCCAGGAGCGGACTCAATGATCGTGAGGAGATTCTGAAGGAACTCCCAATCAGCGTGCGCTTTCTCTTCCAGAGTGGTGCCTAGATTATAACGCCAGTCGTGACGGAAGCAGGCTTCTGATATCTTGAGGCCGTAGATAGTATCTGGGACGAAATCAAACTTGGCGTTAGCAGCACCGCATCCATTACAGATAGCAGCTCTTTGCTCTGGAGTAGCTTTATCGTAGCTAGGATGGGCTAGAAGATTCATGCTGCTCATTTAGCTCCTGAATGCCAGATCGCTTATGCTTGTGAGTTCTATTGGACTTACAGAATGGGCATGAACCGTTATTGCGACAGCCGGAAGAGTAAGACTTACCCCTGGTTAGAGGCTTACGAGTAGTTCTTGACATCAAACCTACTCCCTTTGGCACCGATTGGTTCTCCCCCTGCCGTGGGAGTCACAGACCAGCGTTCTGGCCTTGAGTCAATCAATCATTCTGTGCTGCTTGCAGTTACTGAGCTGGCGAAGTAATCTGCGGTTTTGACTTGTACACAAGCTAAGGTCAAGGGCATTATACTGCTATGCAGGAAAAGCTGTCAAGTGTTTCCTTATGATTAATTTTCATATCAAATGGATTCTTTATCACTTTTAGTTATATAGAAACCTTCTTTAAAATCACATTTCTTAATCTAAATTAGCTCTTTTTTTAAATTGCTGATTTCATTAGGGAATTTTGGATGTTTGAAATTTGCCTTTTGCAAAATTGGGAGGGTACTATAATAATACTGCTCTGCAATCCCCCCTCCCCCCTATCAAAACCACTGAATCAATAGCTTTTCTCTATCACCTATCGATCACCCACGATCAATAGATTCTCTGCATCCTATATCGATTCAGGGATAACGATAGCTTTTCTCTATCGATACAGCCTGGCTATCATCACCACGAGATCAATAGATTATCTGCATCAATTCAGTTGGTCTATCGTCCAGCCTGGATCAATAGCTTTTATCTATGGATTGGCAGGGTGGAATGAATGCGGAGAATATGCTGCCTATAGGGATACCTACCTATGCATATAGAGATGCCTATAGAGATGCCCATGCCATTGCATATACATATATATGAATCACGACCCTGAAAATATTTTGAATATATTTGCAGAAAGGTATTGTCATCTGTGACAAGGCGTGAGAGTATAGCCACATCGAAACAAAACAACCAACGGGGGATAACCATGAAGCTTCTAAGCTTTAATGCAGACGCTAAAACAATAAAATCAAACGAGTCCGGATCGGAATATCTGACAGCTATCCTGTACCTTGCTCCTGCTGACAGTGTGCCGGGTATCAATACTTGCCCCATGGCAGAACTAGCAGGATGCAAAGCTGGCTGCCTTTATGGTGCAGGTCGCGCTGCTATATTCCCGGCCATTCACTTAGCCCGTAGAGCAAAAACAGAACTATTCAGAGACGATAGAACTGCATTTATGCTTCAGCTAAAGAAAGAAATTCAGGCATTTCAAAAGAAAGCTTTCAAGCTTGGAAAGATAGCAGCTATTCGACTTAACGGAACTAGTGATATCGCATGGGAGAATATCCCTACTGATACAGGATCAAGCTTAATGACAGACTTTCCTGACATTCAATGGTATGACTACACTAAATTGCCCGGTCGTCGTGTTCCAAGCAATTACCATTTGACCGCCTCTTACTCGCAAGCCAATCAGTCCTATGCTTCCAAGGTTTCTAAGACCTTGCACAATATCGCCGTTGTATTCCGCACTAAAGAACTGCCCGACACTTTCCTTGGTCGCAAGGTTATTAGTGGCGATAAGACAGACCTTAGGTTCTTGGATCAATCCGGCGTAGTTGTTGGTTTGTACGCTAAAGGTCCGGCTAAAAAGGATCAGTCAGGATTTGTTGTGGACTATAGCCGGATGATCGCAAGGGGATAGTGGCTTACTAGATAGCATTTCCGAGTGCTATCAGTGAAAGCCATTAACCAACCAGAGGCATGATATGAGCACAGAAAACCAAGCAAGGCCGTTAAGCAATATCGCGCACGATATTAAGCGTGATTGGAAGCAAGTTAACTATGCCGCCATGCCATACCTCAATGCCATGTTAAACATGGATGGCATCGAAGGGAATTACTACCACGACAGCGGCACATCAATTGTGCGATACTTTCTCGCCAATGCCGGGTCATGGCGCGGACACGTTGCACAATCCATCAAACTAGAGCTGAGAGGCATGATATGAGCGAGAAAATGAAAGAAACGCTTTGCATGGTAGGGTGCTGTTTATGTTCAATAATAATTGCGGGAGCACTAGTGCTATGATCAAAATTACTTGGTATTCGATAGACCTGGGAGCGTACATCGATAGCTATTCAGACGGCACTTGGAGCTTGCGAAGCCTTTACGTTCTTGACAGTAAGGGCGGGATTTATGAGGAATTGCCGGGTAACATGCTCACGGAAAGAGCCGACGCCGAAATTGATGCCCTGATTCAGAAAGCTTTAGACAGTGAACAGCCGGACTCAGATGGGCCAGACGTGCCCGATTACCCGCAATACACTATAAGGGGCGTGCAATGCTAAATTTACAGGATTGGTTAGACGAACACGAAGCACCGCAGACAATGGGAGGTGCGATTATGTACGTGCGATCGGATGACGTGCGTACCTTGGTCGACCAGATCCGGCGAGAGCGGATCAGCAAGAGCGAGTTGATAGAAGTGCTGCTGGCTACTAGGGGTCTGTCTGAAGGCGTCACCGCTGATGCAATACTTGCGGCAATGGTGGCGTCATGAAAACAATTCAAGAACTCGGAAAAGAGGCAGAGCTTTTGCTTATCATTGACCTGATAAAACAATCTCAGGCCGCGCAGTACCTGCAAACAGTCGAGCCGGGAATCATAATCCACACTACAGCTTAAGGAGACCGCATGAAATTTACAAAGTTAACAAGCACAGCAATAACCCCAACAAGAGCCACAACGGGCGCGGCAGGGCTTGATCTGTACGCCGATGCTGATGTTTTCGTATTGACAGGCGAATCGGTTATGCTCGGCACAGGGATAGCAGTGGAAGTGCCTTTAGACCATGTTGGATTGGTGTTTATCCGCTCCAGCCTAGGCAAAGCAGGCGTGGGACTGACCAACGCTGTGGGCGTGATAGATAGCGACTACCGTGGGGAGATAATGCTTTCTCTAGCATCTACATCGGGCCATTACATTAGACGAGGCGACAGAGTAGCTCAGATGATAATCATGCCGGTGGTGCCCGTGGAGATGATCGAAGTGGATGCGCTGAGCACTACGGATAGAGGCGCGGGATCTTTCGGGAGTACAGGCAGATGATGAAATTCCTGAAAAAGCTAAGTCAGAGCAAGCGTAAAGTGCTGTTATCTGATACCCTCACGGAGATTCAAAAAAGTTTAGACTCGGAGCATGGAATCAGACCTATAAACGAAGAGCCGAGAGACAGTTACAGAAAACTCTCAGAAGTCCCAGCATCGAGGTGGCAAAATGGATCAGTATAAGTGCGAAATATGCTCAGAAAGGAAAGGCTCGGGGAAAGATCACTCAAAGTGCTCAAGGACTTTACAAGCCAGGTACAAGGACAGGGAGAGACAGCCTAAGCCTGTCCACGAAGGCACCATTAAGATGTATAAGGCGATCTACCAGCGATTTTAAGAAGGAAGCAATGCTAGGGTAGCGGGTAAAAAAAAGCCCCAAGGAAAGGGGCTAAAACGCCTTAAGAGGGGGATGCTCAGGCGGTGACGAGAATTGATTATAGCACATACAAAATTAGGGGGATGACATGAGAGAGCTAAAGTTTAGAGCCTGGGATATAGAGAATAGAGTGATGGTGCAAGACTTCCTATCGATTGACGACTGCGGCGACGTATACGGGCGGCACACGGATGAAAGCATCAGCACCTGCCATATCATGCAGTTCACTGGAGTGGCAGACAAGAACGGCAAGGAGATTTGCGAGGGGGACATTCTTGCTAATGAAAATTATCCGGCAATAGACGAAACCTTGGAGATCTTTTTCCTGAATGGCAGCTTCCAGGCATTTCCGAGATCTGGGCCAGGCACTCCTTTGGGGCAGTTGAAGCCTCGTAATAGATACGAAGTCATTGGCAACATTTATGCCAATATTGACCTTGTGTACGAAAGGGGATGACATGAACAAAGCAGACAAAATCATAGAAAGGCTGGAGCACTGCAAGCCGTCAGGAACTAACCGCTGGATTGCGAGGTGTCCAGCGCATAAGGATTCAAGCCCGAGTTTAGTAATAAGCCAGCCAGACAACGAGCGGGTTCTTATCCATTGTCACGCTGGCTGTAGCGCCGGGGATATCCTGGACTCTATAGGACTGGACTGGGGCGCTTTGATGCCTGACAAAGGCATGACGTATAGCGCGACGAGGATTACCCGTAAGGATGCGCCTCTCGTGGACGAGATGCTCATTGAGATTAGCAAAAGCATGTTATCTCGTGGGGAGCGAATGTCCGAACTAGACAAACAGGCGGTATTAGGCGCAAGATTGAGAGTCCTACAAGCTAACAGGGGATGACCATGCACTACTACAAAAGAAATATAGGGGACTATCACAAGAAAGCAGGGAGGCTTTCTATTCTGGAGCACGGAGCGTACACGCTCTTGATAGATGCGTGCTATGACCGTGAACGCTTTCCCACGCTTGAGCAGGCTATTGATTGGGCGTGGGCTTCAACAGAGGCTGAGAAGCAGGCGGTCGAGTCTGTCTTGCGTAGATTTTTCACGCTGGAGGATGGAGTTTATGTTCAAGGCAGAATCATGGAGGAGATCGCTGCTTACCACGAAAACAGTAAGATAAACAAGCGCATAGCAATTGATCGTGAGGAGAAGAAGAGATCAATGCTGAACGCTTCGTGCACGGAGCGTGAACCAACCGTGAACGAACCTCCACCTAACCATAAACCATTAACCATTAACCAAGAACCACTTGGGGAAAAGCAGGCGGTGCGAAAGAGATTTAAAGCGCCAACTCCTGATGAGGTTCTTGAGTACGCTAACGGTATCGGATTCGACATTGACCATGAGCACTTCGTGACCTACTACACGGCGCAGGGGTGGAAGTTAAGCAACGGGGTAGCAATGAAGGATTGGAAGGCAACAGTCCAGAACTGGAAGAGAAGGGAAGCGCAGAAGCTATCCATCCCCACGAATACAAGCTTTGTTAAGGAGGTTTAAATGCAGATTCCTAATGGCGTGAACTTTTCAGATTACATCGAGATAGTGGGATCGGTAGAAGCCCAAGAGATTCACCCGGCAGGGTACTGGGAGAAGGAACTGATCGAGCGGAGTTATGGGGAGAAGGTAACTGGTGACTGTCTACCCTGGGCGAAGACCTTCCCGCTGTTTAGACTACGACCGGGTGAACTAACCCTCTGGGGTGGCATGAACGGACACAGGAAGTCTATGCTCTTGGGCCAGGTGATGCTGAATCTCTTGGAGAGTCATCGAGTAGCCATTGCCAGCCTTGAAATGAAGCCGACAGAGACCCTTTGGAGAATGTGCTTACAGGCAGCAGGCACAGGAAGTCCTCCCGAGGCTTTCGTTAAACGATTCTCCGACTACGCCGACAAGACTCTCCTGATCTACGACCAGCTCGACACGGTGAAGTCAGACAAGATACTAGGTTTCGTGCATTACTGTGCGAGTGTTATGCGGTGCGAACACATAGTCATCGACTCCCTCACGAAATGCGGTTTAGGCACAACGGATAGGGATAAAGAGGCTGATTTCATTGACCGCCTACAGTGGGCTGCCAAGAGTTTAAAATGCCATATACATCTGGTTTGCCACGTTCGCAAGCCCAACGGCGTGGGTGAAGAGTACCAGCCGAATAAATTTGATGTTCGTGGAGCAGGTCAGCTCGTAGACCTATGCGATAACTTGGTAATCGTCTGGAAGAATAAGAAGCGTGAGTCCATGAAGGGCATGAATCTGGAGCTGAAGAACTTGGAGTATTTCCAATCCAATTCCGACCAGGTATTGATCGTGGAGAAGCAGAGGCACGGAGCATGGGAAGGGAAAGTTAATCTTTACTTCCACGACCAGAGTTTGCAGTTTACATCCGAGGAGAATCGGGTCAAAAATCTTGACGAAGTCATGAAAAGAAACGCTTGACACCTGTTTTCACCTGATTTATATTGTAGTCCTACAGCAACAAAGGGGAAAGAAATGAAAATAATCGAAGATTGGATTGACAAAAGGCTGACTTCTCTGGTTTCGGGCGATGACGGGTTTATCATGCTGTCCAGTGATGAAATGGACGACCTAGCGGAAGTGCTCGGGATGAATCCGTACACGGTCGACGACTTCAGTAACCGAGTTTTAAGAGATCACATCTACTACTTGGTAGATCAGCACAGAGATTACTTCCAAGAGAAGATGGAAGACTTCCATCACGAATATACCAAACAAGAACGAGAAACTCACAGGGTGATGCAATCATGTCAATGAAAGATATCCAAGCAGAATTGAAGGCACCGAAGGGCCAGTTCAACTCCTTCGGCAAGTACAAGTACCGATCATGTGAGGACATAGTTGAGGCTGCAAAGCCAGTCCTGTTCAAGCATGGATGCCATATCAACCTGAGTGACGATATGGTGCAGGTAGGAGACAGGATTTATGTCAAGGCGATAGCGACAGTCCTGAAGGGGGATGTGATTATCGGAACCTCAACAGCCTTTGCTAGAGAGTCCTTCGATAAGAAGGGAATGGATGACTCGCAGATCACAGGAACTGCTTCAAGCTACGCTCGCAAGTACGCACTCAACGGATTGTTTGCGATAGATGACACCAAGGATGCGGATACTGACGAGCACAAGGTCGTTTCTCCTCCGACCCCTGCTCAGGTCAAGGCAGTGGCCTCAGCGTCGAACCTTGACGATCTACGGGCCTTATACAAGGCCATGACGCCTGATGAGAGAGCTAGTTGCGCTGGCATTATCGAAGCAGCTAAGGCAGGGCTGAAATGAGAATCATAGAATGCGAACAGGGTAGTCCTGAATGGCTACTAGCAAGGCTAGGAGTTCCAAGTGCCAGCTCCTACTCCAAGTTAATCACAACTACAGGCAGGGCTTCTGCTCAGGCTGATGCTTACATCAACCAGCTAGTGGCAGAAAGACTTACCGGAGAGCCTACGTTCTTTCAAGTCACCGACCCAATGCAAAGAGGCATGGACTTAGAGCCTTTTGCTAGACACGCTTACGAGATGGAGACGGGTAACCTGGTAATACAAGTAGGCTTCCTGATGCACGACACGCTAGAGGCAGGGGCAAGTCCTGATGGTTTGATAGGTGAGAACGGAGGGCTGGAGATTAAGTGTCCATCTGGTCATACTCACGTTGAGTACCTAAGAGACAACGTATTGCCCACGAAGTATTTCCAGCAGGCTCAAGGATGCTTGTGGATATCAGGAAGGGACTGGTGGGATTTCATGTCCTACCACCCTAGGATGGAGCCGCTAATCGTCAGGGTTTTCAGGGACGAGCAATTTATCAAGGCGCTTGAGTGTGCCGTGATCGACGCAGTAAAAACAATTGAAATATTAACAACGAAGTTTAGGAGCAATACATGAGTAAAATTGGGGTTCAGGTAAAGATAGATGTCTCGAAGATTGATAAGGCATTGCTGTACAAAGGAGCTAAGGGTACATACCTGGACGCAACCGTGTTCATCGACGTAGATACACCGGATCAGTACGGCAATCACGGGATGGTAACTCAGGATATTTCAAAGGAGAAGAAGGATGCTGGAGAAAAAGGCCCAATTCTTGGCAATGTTAAGATATTTTGGAAAGATAGTGGCAGCAATCAAGCGGTACAGAGACCTGTATCAAAGCCTTCAAAGCCAGCAGGAGGAGATAACTTTGATGACGACATCCCTTTCTAGCCTTCCGCATTTCGGGGATTGTGTGAAGAAGCTACACGCCCAGAAGGGCATCTCTCAAAGAGAGGTAGCGGAGAAGATAGGGATGGATGCAGGCAACTATAACCGCCTGTTAAACCGACCCAGCATGAGCGCCTCAACTCTCTGGTCTATCTGTAAAGCTCTTGATGTGAAGTTTGGTGACATAGCATGAGCGAATCTTGGGTAGCGAAGGATGAACACACAAGACAGAAGTTCCTAGAGTTTGCCCAAGAGTACATGAAGGACAAGCTCGTGGTGTGGACATGGAGGGGGGAGACTAGAACAGGTAGACAGAACGCCTCTCTCCATGTTTACCTGCGGGAAGTGTCCAAGACTTTGAATGACGCAGGGATATCAGTAGAGAAGTTCTTTAAGCCAGGTTATCAGGTTCCCTTTAACGAGATGACAGTGAAGGATGAAATCTGGCATAAGATGCAGGTAGCTGTAACAGGCAAGGAGCACTCTTCTGATCTAACTCCTGGCGAGATGACAGAGGTATTCGATAGACTCAACTCGGTGCTTGCAGACAAGGGGATTCACGTCCCTTGGCCTAGCAAGGACTCTAGATAAGGACAGGAACATGGAAGGCATAAAGAGAGATCACGTACTGAGCGAAGAGGCTGTCAAGGTGTTCAGGAAATACAGTCCATACCTAGAGTCCTCACGAATCCCCCTCTTGTTAGCTAAGAGGCCGTACCTGAAAGGAGAGGATAGGATTAGGTGTGATAGAACTGTAAGAGCACTTAAGCATAACCGTTTCTTTTAACGAATCCCCGGCCCTGCTTTTTTCACGCTTGTAATTGGGTAAGCAGTGCAGGGTCGGGAACTAACGAGGCATAGCATGGAACACAAGACAGCCCTAGAGAGTAAGCGTGACCTTTGTGAAAGTCTTGAGATGTTAGCCCTGCTCATGCAGGATATTTCTGACGAGATGCACTACTACGGCGGGTTTGACCCGGAGGCGCTGGAGCACTCTGTTGAACTGAGCAATGCTTCGCAACAAGTCTTGGAGTGGGCAGAGACTCTTTCCGGCAAAACAGGCGCAGTCATAAACTTCGGGAATGCAGCATGAAGAAGAAGACCATAGCCAAAGTAGTAGAGGACTGTGCGGTAGCCTTGCAGAAGGTCGTGAGGATGAAGGCTGCGATAGCTGAGAACATTGAAGGATATGTGACTTGTGTTTCATGCGGAATTAAAAGGCACTGGAAGGAGCTAGATGCAGGGCACTACTTCTCTAGGGGTGATAAGTCAGTCAAGTTAATGGAAGAGAACATCCATCCCCAGTGTAAGGGTTGCAATATCAGAATGTCCCACGGGGATATCAAGGTAGTTACTGCTTATCGAAGATACATGGTGGAGATGTACGGGGAGGACTTCTTGGATCACCTTGAGGCTCTAGCCTGGACTCCAAAGAAGTTTGACAGGGCAGAAGTCGAGGAATTAACTAAGACTCTGAAGGCTCAAATAAAAGAATATGAATCACAACTCTGAGGTTATCATGCCTGTAATCAAAGCGGCCTGGGCAAGAAAGGTGGAGGAGGAGGAGGGAATGTGCATCCTCGACGTAATCAGACGGGAGAGAGCCTGTCATGTACCGGACTGCATAATTGCCGCCAGCTTTGAGATAAAATCAAAGTGCTTCAACATGACAATGAGAAGGCTTAGAGATAAGGGGATAGACATATGATCTGTATGGCAGATGTACTCAGAGACATGAACCGGGTAGGATTTATATCCCTCACGAATCCAAGCAGGATGGAGGAGGAAGACCTTAAACACCACAGGGCTGTTGCTCCCTTCGCTGAAGTCGAGGAGGCCAGAAGGCTGCACAAGAAGGGCGTATCCCAGAAGGAGATAGCCATTAGACTCGGAAGATCAGGCAATACAATCCATAGTTGGATTTACCACAACACAAGAAGGACGTCATGATAACCGACGAGGAGTATACGATGCACAACAAAGATTACTTTAGGAAACTGTCGGAGACGGCAACGCACGCGAAGAAAGCCGACCCGGCGATACTTGAAGCGAAGATAGCGAAGTGCCTCGCTGCAGGTAAAACAATCACCGCCATCCCCCGAGGCGCCTCGGGCATGACACTTTCACCAATGGGAATTTGTAGAAACGGCATTAAAGGAGCAGAGAAATGAACCGGCATTGTAAAGATAAAAGCTGTACGTCAGCAGCCCTACCGTCCAGTGGTCTGTGTTATATGCACACCGAAGCCCTGCGAGACCCAGCGTGGCCTCAACCCACCGGCCACTTTGGTGTAGACGTGACCGAAGCTATCGCTGTGATGAATGCGAAAATTCGGCAAGCGGTTAATGAAGCAAAAACCGCGACATTCACCCCACCGAAGGTCGATGCGCCCCTGTCCACTCAGCAAGGAGCGCAGCATGGGCCTCAGCAAGGGAGCGCAGCAAGGAGCGCAGCATGGGACGCACAAAAAACAAAGCTGCTGCAAATTATAGCAGCCGGGGAGTGGGTGGAATGATAACCGATCAGAACGGAGACCCTCTGAGCACTGAGGAAATAATTAAGCGAGCTGAGAAGAACCGTGACCGCTGGCAGTTTGTGGCATGGATTGTGGCGAGCTGTATTCTTTTGATTGTTGCTGATATGTTTGGGGTTCGTTTATAACCAAGGGGTGGCATTATGATTATCCGTGATGACTTAATGGACTATTGCACAACAGAAAAACAGCGTGAGCACTATCAGGCGATGATAGCCGCGCAGTCTTATAGCAAGGCGGCCAGGGTATTGGGCATCACTAGGGGCACAATAACTGAGACATATGAGAAGCTCCTTGCTAGAGAGTCGAGAGGTGGAATTTACAGCCCTGCAACTAACGAGATCAAGCCGCTTGCCCCAAAGCAAGCCGAGCTAGTTTCGAAGCACATCAGCATCAAGGCCAAGGCCCGTTACGTTATCACCTCAGCCCAGAACGCCACGCCTGTATTCAAGGAAGGCCTAGACTCTCTGCGTCTGTACTGCCGGGAGAATGCCGCCGAGCTTATTGTCGTGCCGAACCGTTACCACAATCCGACTTCCTCATGGACTACCTCAGATGAGAAGCAGGATTGGTGGGCGAGTGAGATACAGCATGACCTCGTGGATAAACGGGTTGAGCTAAACGCTAACTTAGTCCTCCTGGCTGACATCCGAATCCAGCCGACAGCAGTACGCCCCACAAGCGGCATGGAGACATTCTGCGGGGGCCAGTCAACCATCATCGGCCATCCAAAGCTAGAGACTGTTTCAATCCCCACTCCTCAACATCGACTCGCCAAGATCGTACATACCACGGGGGCTATTACCCTAGACAACTACTCCGATTCAAAGGCAGGCAAGAAGGGGGGGCATCACCATACTTTCGGGGCTTTGGTCGTGGAGATAGACGGAGATAGGTTCCACATAAGACAGTTGAACCTTGACGATGACGGCAGCTTCTATGACCTGGATTGCTTGTACACACAAGATCGCGTGGAGCGAAACATCAGAATTGCGGGATTGGTTCTAGGAGATCTTCACGAAAGATTCGTAGACCCTGACGTGGTGAAAGCAACCTTTACTTCTAAGCACTCCATGATGAATGTCTTAAATCCAGAGGCCGTTGTGTACCACGATGTGATGGACTTCCACTCTAGGAATCACCATCATCGGCATAAGCCATTCAGTAACCTTGCCAAGCAGAGAGATAAGAGATCAAGCGTAGAGGATGAACTAAGCGAGTGTGCTGCCTTTGTGGACAAGCACGCAAGGGAAGGGCAGAGGATTATCTTCGCTGCATCCAACCACCCTGATGCGCTTCTGAGATGGATTGAGGACACTGACTGGAAGGAAGACCCTGAGAACGCTATCTTCTACCTAAGGACTGCCTTAGAGATCGCCATATCCGCTACCATGTCCAGCTCAGGAGCTAGTTACATAGACCCCTTTGTGTACTGGATGGAACGAAAGTTATCGTGCTCTCAGCAGTGCGAGTTCCCGCACAGAGACGAGTCTGTAATGATCAAGGGGATTGAAGTAGGGATGCATGGAGACAAAGGCCCAAATGGTTCTCGTGGTGCAATCAAGGGCTTCGGCAGGATAGGGGTTAAGTCTATTATCGGACACAGTCATACAGCGGGCGTTATGGATGGGGTGTACCAGACGGGCACATCTTCAAACCTTAGACTTGAATATAACTCTGGCCCTAGTAGCTGGTCACATACGCATTGTTGCATATACGCTAATGGAAAAAGAACGCTTCTTTGGATAATTGACGGGAAGTGGAGAGCTTAATGCCGGATAGAAAATGTTCAATTGATGGATGCGCTAGGCCATATAAGGCGAAAAACCTCTGTGCAGGACACCTAGCGCGAAAAAGAAGGGGCAACAATATGATTGGCGCGATTAAGGATTCCGGCACGGCTGGTAGAGCATGCTCAGTAGAGGGGTGTGGCCGTCATCTTTCTGCGCGCGGCTACTGCGATACCCATTACAAGCGTTTGCTTAAAGGCAAGGATATGCTGGAGCCTATCAAGCCTAGGGCGGTAGTTGGAAGCGTGTTCTCGGATGGTAAGGGCTATCAAATACAGCTTGTAAACGGTAAGCGCGATCTTGTGCATCGAACCGTGATGGCATCTCACATAGGTCGCGATCTGCTAGCGCATGAAAACGTCCACCATAAGAACGGAGACCGTGCCGACAATAGGCTGGAAAACCTAGAGCTATGGAGCACGTCTCAGCCTTCCGGCCAAAGAGTTGCAGACAAAGTGAAATGGGCAAGAGAGATTCTGGAGCTTTATTCTGAAGAGGAGTGGCGAGCATGAAACAGAAAACACAGATATTGATTTTGCTTACTTGTCCTGAATGTTATAATGACTTGTTCAATGTGTTTGATAATGGTGATATAAAGTGTTCTGCGTGTGAGTGCGAGATCATAGCAGAGCGAGACAAAGACGTACTAATACACTAGGGGAATGATGTGACAGAAAAACAACAGCAAGCATTATCCTTCATAGCTGAAAAGCCGGGGTGTTCAATCAAAGAAATAGCAGAGCACTGCGGAATAACTCACCAGTCAGCGTATGAAAGAATTGGACAGCTTAAAAGGGACGGGCTAATCAGCACCGGGGATAAACACCAGAAGCGCAAAATGAGGGCTATATGATTAAAAGACCAAGCATGAGAAAGGCTATTAACGATAAGTGCAAGGAGTGCATTTATGACGCTGTTTCAGGCCCAGGAACGTGGAGACAACAGGTAGAGGCATGTACGTCCAAGTCATGCTCTCTTTACGCTGTTAGACCCCTTGCATGTGCCGAGAAGGCCATTCCGTTGGTGGTCGTATGACTCCATGTGAAGAGGCAGGATACAGGGTTAACGCTTGCTTCAGTGTGACAGGCCACCCGTGGCTTGCTCCAGGGACTACAGTGCGGCTGATCGAAGATAACGGGAGTTGCCAGCCATTGTTTGAGGCGCTTAGACCTACCGACCCCAAGCCGGGGGCAGTGTATTATCGAGAAGGGACTAAACTGTATATGTCGCTTGGTTATCTGTCTTCGCGTCCAGTCTCTCAGCAGACCAGTAGCTCTGGGCCAGACTCCATTCCTTTCGTGGATACTGTGACTGTTACCCCGTATGTTAACCAGTGTGTTGATCCTTATGTTGATCCGTTTGATTCAGTCGAGAAGCCAGCCCACTACGCTAGTGGTGAGATCGAGTGCATCGACGCCATGAGAGCGCAGATGTCTCAACAAGAGTTTGAGGGGCACATGAAGGGGAATGTGATTAAGTACATGTGGAGATGGAGGGATAAGGGAGGAGTAGAGTCCTTGAAGAAAGCTAGGTGGTATCTCAACAAACTGATAGAGTCTGCCGAGTAACCACCTAGAGAATAAGCCCCATAACGGGGCTTTTCTTTATTGAGCCTCTTGCTTCGCTCTATCCTCTATCGCCTTCTCCATGCCGCCACCAAAGAAGTTGTACCAGAGCCTGCCCACTCCTGGGACTTGGGCCATAGTCTTGGACTCCTCGCCCACGAACTCTCCCTTCTGCGCCTTGTATATGTCAGTTCCTATTGCGTCAATCCAGTCGAGAGGAGGAGCTATCATCTCGCCAACAGCAGGGATGATTCTTCCCTTTGATACATAGTTATCCATAACATATTGAGATGAGCCGAAGGTCTTGAATAGGTTCTCGATATAATTGTCCTTGATTATATCTTCTGGGTTTCCTCCCCGGCCAAGCAAGAAGTCCTTTGCTTCAGCGACAGTAGCTCCCATCATTGGCATGATAGTCAGGTATGCTGCCGCATTCTTTCCAGCCTCTGCATAGTTTCCTTTCTTAATGTTATGCACCACGTCCTTCCTGAGAACGTCAAGCTGCTTTATGCTGAACGTCTTGAGCATATACAGAATGCGCCCGTTTGGTGACCGAAGGTATCCCTCTGGCATCTGAGATAGAGAGATTGGCTGGACATCAGCAAGGTCTGAGTACAGTAATAGCTTGACGTTATCACTTAGCTTCCCGCTATTAAGGTCATTCACAAGGGAGCTAAACTCGCCCTCAAATATTTTGCCGTACTTGTCTCGCAGTGCCTTGATTCCTGTCTCGCTCTTGGACATCCCAACGGCTTTTCTGTAGGAGGAGTTAATGAGGGTCTCCTTCCCCAGCTTGTCCATTCGCTTAAAGCCAACAGCCTTTAGGGTTGTGTTAAGAAACTTGGCGGTAGCACCAACAGATGAAAGCTCCGTGGAAGCTATGTCGTCCAACCCAAGGTCTGCAACATTGAAATACTTTTTGCCAGCTAAAGAGGCAAACGTATTCTTAAATCCATTGACATACATGGACATCCCTATGTCGCCTATCTGGGTTAGCGCAGACAAAGGGTTGCCTATTGTAGTCGAGTAGCCTATGTCTCTAAGGTTCTGGACTATCTTGGAGGAGCTTTGTTCGCCAACCCCAAATCTTACGTCAAACAAGTCTTGCAGCCTTTCAACATCTTGATACTTCATCTCTCCAGCTTCAATGGCTTCATCAATATAGCTGCCTATGGATTGCCCCAGATTCTTACTCCTCGCTGCCTGGGTTGCATTGCCCCTGCCAAAGAACTTGCGAGTGTTAATGTCCTTGGTGGCTCTCTCTAGGTAGATGTTCATTGCATCAAGAGGCTTGGCGTAGAACTTCTCCATGCTAGGCAGTACGTTCTCCAATACCCTTGACTTCGTGAAGGATAGCTTTCCATCGACCAAGTTAAAGGTATGACCCCTGAGCACAGAATTAGTGACAGCGGCCCTATCTAAAGTGGGAAGGTCTTTGGCGCTGTTCAGCCCAGCTTCCTTAGCTTTAAGCCTTAGTGCGTTCTCAAGGAGAGTCCTACGTTCTCGCCCAAGGGACTTAAGTAGGCCGTCATAGTCATTCACTATTCGTGGGAAGTAGTTCTCTCTTGGCTCAAATCCTTTATACCCGGCCTCACTTTCAAAGCGAGAGGCTATGTCATCGAATACACCCTTGATGGCAGTAACACTGGCCTTAGCGTCAGGAGAGTACCTGCCGAGGATAGATTCCATCCCGCTGTAATCTCCATTAAGCATCATGCTATTAAGGGCAGCCTGCTCATTTGAGGATGTCTTTCTAACCGCATCGACAAATGGTTTTACAATAGCGCGATACGCATGGGTTTCCTGCCCCACATTAAAGTCGTGCTTGAGTAAAGCGGCATGAGCCTTTGGACTTATGCGCTCAATGTTCGTGGACAGGATGCCGAGTATCTTTTCAAAGCCCTTGCTTACAGCGCCAGGAGTTTGCCCCTCCTGCATAGACCGAGTTGCCAAGACCTCTTGAGCGACCTGCTGAGAATTCTCTTTGAATTTTCTATCAGATTTAATAAGTATGTCGTCCAATTTCTCTGGTGTCAGCCCCGTGTAAGATAGAAGAGCCTCCTTCATGGGAGCGCCATGCTGCACTCCTTTAGCACTCAAGTCGTCAGCTAGATTCTGAATCATTGTGAATGACTCTTCTGCCGCCCTCTTTTCCTGCGGGATGTTACGACCAAGCAGAGACCTTCTTGCCGCTGGAGTTAATGCCTTGATAACGGCAGACGTAGCAGGGGCAGCAATAGCTCCAATGCCAGCAGCTCCGGCAAGCTCTACCGGGTCTATCTCTCCCTTCTTTGCAAGCTGGTCAAGGGCGCTGTACTCAGCACCAAAGGCAGCGCCTATGGCAGCGGTAGCCTTGTATCCTTGATATGCCTTAGAGATAGGGATAAGCGTAGTCGGACTCATGAGGGAGCCTACAATCATGCCAGTTACTCCAGCAGCTCCACCAAGATTGTCCTGAGCCGCAAGTTCTGGGTATGCCTGAGCCAGAGACATCTCTTTAGCTCTTACCAATACCTGCCGCCTTACGTCTGGAGAGGCATCCATGAACGCCTTACCGTATAACTCCTCCGGGGATTTGTAATCAAACCCGCCAGATAGACTTACCGATATTTTCCCAAGAGGAAACCTGCTCTCAAGATAAGTAGCGGCATTGCTAACATCTGTATCAGCTTTCTGAAACTGATATGCGAATCTCTCGGCTGCGCTTGACTGGCTCTCCGGGGCGGCAGGAGTTTGTGGCGCTGTAGCTTGTGGAGCAACAGGGAAGTTCTTCTCTAGAAAAGAAACCCCGTCTGCTGATATTGATGCCCAGTCTTTATTGGCAACAGCTTGCTGGTCTGCGGAACTTAGTGAGGAAAAGTCAGCCATTCTAGTTTCCTTGAGAATACTTTTGGTTTACTCTTGTCCTAGCTTCTACCTGCAATTCTTGCTGAGTCTTAAAAGGCTTTCCGGCAGCGCGGTCTGAATTATTCTTTGCTGTCAGGTTAGTTAGCAGGGCAGCTACTTCTGCTTGGCGAACATCATCCGATCTGCCGGGGACATTAGATGGAAGCGAGGGTCTTTGCGCCACGCCATTAACGCTCGGAGCAACTGTAGCAGGAATTGGAACCGGAGGATTAGTTATGGCCGGAGCAATAGATGCAGCAATAGCGTTAACGTCAAAGGTAAGCGGGGCGGGCTGACTTGCCTGTGAATTAACTCCAGGCATATTCTCTATCACGGTGTCGGCATTGTTTTCAAGAGCTTGCGCGATTCCTGTTTTGATCTGAGCAGCAGCCGTTGCTACCCACTGCTCCATGCCTGCATTTGGATTCATCCTGCGGGCAATGGCAACTTGGTTGTATAGCTGGGCGGGGGGAACTGCCCTGCTGCCGTACCAAGTCTTAGCCAGCGGGTTCTCCTCTCCAAGCAAGTCAACAAAAGTCATCGCTTGTAGCTGCTCGTCTTTGGTTAATGTCTTGTAGTCCTCTGCTGAAGACCTCAATAGATTTGCACTTAGAGTAGCAGCCTGAGACATTACCCCAACAACGTCAGAACCGGGAGTTTCCATTAGAATAGCAAGCGGCTCATACGCTGTACCCATATTCCTAAGAGATGCCGCATTACTTTCTCGACTACTCTCTCTTGCCTGTCGGTCAATTTCCTCTTGCCCTCTTTGTGAAATATCCAGCCCTATATTAAGTTGAGATAGAGTGCTTAGTTGCTCATCTCTTGCTGCCTTGGCCGCATCCCTTTCCTCTTGAGTGCCTGCTTGGTCGTATGCCAATTCTGCCATCTTCAACCTAGCGGCGCTTTCCAGTACGGCTCTTTTCTCTTCCGCTACAGCCATTTCCTGATTTGTTACAGCCCGCTTCTCTTGGGCTTGATTGAGGTCAATAGTTTGACGAGCAGCCTCTGCCTGCAAATCTACCGCCTCTTTCCTCTGCTGCTCCTCAAGAGCCATTGCAGCAAGCTGTGCGCCCTGCGCTCCCAATCCCATCTGCTGAAGCATCTGCGTAGTTTGAGATACGCTTGCCGGGTCTTGAGGATTGAACTGACTAAGGGCTGACTGCAGCTTCTCAGAGGTAGATCGAACATCCCTGCCCAAGAGTCTGCCTGCCCCTCTCTGAAGCATCTCGTTGCGCTGGCCTTGTAGTTCAGCCATAGTCCCTACCAAAGGGGCTGCTGCTGTAGCCAGGCCTGTTAGCTGAGACACTGCGTTCTGACTTCTTGCAAACCCTTCTGCCATCTGTCTTTGTTGCTTCTGCTCAGGAGACTCAAGGATGTCTCGGAACAGGGAGGTAATTTCAATAGCCATGTTAGTAGTTACCCAATTGTTGTGGAGGGAAAGGTAGGCTAAACAGCTTGCTACTTGCATTGGTCTGATTCTTTATTGCATCTGCTTGTTGCCCACCTGCCAGCAACTGGAATAGACCCTGAAGCTGCTGTTGTCTCTGGGCATTAATGAACGACTCAAGGTTAGTCTGAGTGGTAAGACCCTGTATGCCAAGGTTAGACACAGCCTCCGTACCGCCTGCCTGAAGTGCTGATTGGATTCGTGAGAGGTCAACAGAAGGACTCAATGCTCCAAGCAATCCAGCCTGCGGGGTGTAAGCTGCCTTCAAGAACTCAGGGATAGACTGAGCCATCAAGCCTTGCTCTCTAAGCTGCGTCTCAAGAGCCGCAAGAGTCTGACCAGAGTATTGAGCCTGCTCTGCCCTAGCTTGACCCATTGCATCTACAGCCGTACCTGCTTGCTGTTCAGCAATCGCCTTCTCTAGGGCTAGGGCTTCAGGAGTTCCACCAAACATTGAGGTCTTAACGCCGAGTCTTCCTTGATTCGAAAGTCTCTGCTCTAGCTGAAGTCTTGCACGCTCCTGCTCAGGGGCTTGCATGGCATTAAGCCTACCATAGATATCAGCTTCACGAGTCTGCTGATCTTGAGGATTGCCTCTTAACAGATCCATGAGAGTCTGTTGACGTCCATACCCAATCCCGCCGGCAAGGTCTCCACTAAGGCCAAGCAGTTGCTGCTGAAGAGCTTGCTCTTGGGGGGTTAGATTAAGGTTCAGTCCACCTGCCGTATCCGTGGTAGCAGTGGCTCCAGTCCCAGAAGTCACAGTGAAAGGCTTGAACTGCATGCCCTCTTTGACAGAGTTAAGCAGACCCCCAGGAAAAGCCCCTGCCAGGGTAGAGCTTCCTGTAAGCCCCTGCATTAATCCAGTCTGAGTATCCCGAATATCAGAGATTCCTTTCTCTGTAGCTACAGCTCCACCAATCCCGGCAAGAATATCTCCGTACTGGTTTGTAAACTTGCCAACTCCGCTGAGTGCTTGCTGAAGTTCTGCTAACGTCATGTTTATCTCCGACTAGATGATTCGGCCTACTAGTGCCTGAATGTTAAATTCTTGGATGGCAATAGAGCTACCATCTACGTCTGTTTCAATGCCCACCGATACCACTGTCCCTTGGCCGCTTGCGTTAATCTTCTCTCGGTTAATCAGTGAAATAGACGAAGAGTATTCTTCGCCTTCATTATACTCGGCCTCCCCATATAGGGCGACATTGTTGGCGGGCAACACAAAGACACTCTTTTTGTAAGATGCCGTGTAGTCATAGGCCCACTTAAGAGAGACCGTAGCAGTATCTCCGTTGAAGGTGGTTAAGTTAATCTTCTTGAGGAACTTGAGTGTAGAGGTGCTGCCAAAGCTCAGTGGATGGCTCTCGTAGCTCAGAACGTATGACTCTCCGCTGTCTTGATAGCCTGAGTATTCCGCTATTCCCGACACAAGCCCCATGTAAAGCGTGTCATCCACGAGGTTTGTAAAGCACAGAGGCCGCATGGATGTCCATGTAGTTACCCGGTAGCTCCCATCTTGCATCGGGAATTGTGTGTCAAACACATAAGTCACATACTGAGAAGGGAGATTAACCAGCACAAAGGCTTCTGTTGGAGAGTAATGAACAGAAACAGTACCAGTCTCTGCTGCTATCAGTATCTTAAAGTCTTGGCTGACATTTCGTGAGATATCTCCAATAGGCGCAGACTTCTCTTGTATAGTCCTAGAGAGGCTTCTAAGCCCTGATTTATCAAGGAAGATAAGGTCTTTGCCAGTAGAGGCGACGCAGTCCCTTCCGAAGCAACCAATGCTCGATATGGCATCGTAAAGGGTCATCGTCGAAGGGTCATTAGCGCCCTGATAGATAACCATTGACTCTTTGCCAAAGATCACAAGGAATCCATTGTGTGCAGCAAGGGCTACGATCTCGTCATACCCGTTAGGCCAGACTTTACTTATGTCGATAGAGCCAGAACTGCCACCTGTCCACTTGGCCCCTTCAAGTAAGTCCGACCAGTAGATCGTAGACTTGTCTGTGGTGGTGTCAGCTACCCAGAGTCTTCCGAATGCAGCTAATGCTTCGTTACCATTAGGGGCAGTTCCAGTGTATCCAGGGTGCGCTGTAATAACTTTAACTGGAGTTGTGGCCGTTGAGTAGACAAGTGGAACATAGCCTCTTTGGAAGAAGTAGACGTGCTCGTTATGCGCAACAATCTTCCAGTTGTCTGAGGTAATGGTATAAGCAGCAGGGGTGACGTCCGTAAGGGTAGTAGTCCCTGTAAATATCTTGTTGTTGCCAACAGAGAACACAATAGTGGCCCCTGAGTCATCACGGAACTGCTTAATAGCCTTAATCCCCTCGGATGACCCAAGAGGTGTTGCGCTAGTCGTGAGGAGCAAGGCTCCTTTTCTGGCAGCTACCCGACCCTGCTTGTCAATCACGCAGTTATCCGCAATAGCGCAATAGCTAGGGTCTTGAGCCAGAGGCGCGTCTTGGGTGTTAATCCCTGCAAACCCCGGAGCCGTGATCGTAATGTTCTGAATCTGCTGTGCCATAAGTTTCCTATACGACTACGAAAGCTGTTTCAGTGGGGAAGTAGTTAGCGTCAATTGCAATGTAATCAGACAGAACTCTATCCGCATGAATCATCTGCTCCTGTCCTGACTGGCCGCCACTCTCTCCGCGCTCTCTCAGGGCCATTGCGTAGGCCAACTGAAGCACTGGGTTATACGGAAGCAGCATCTCAGTAGCATCAGCCGAAAGGTCTGCTTGGCGAACTACCGCATCCACCCGAATGTTGTATGCCGCATCAGGCTGTGGATACAGCTTAATCCTCAGGTCTCCACTACTGTCAAGGCCGGACAGAGTAAAGTAGATGGGAGAACCCTCAAGCACCTGTCCCATGTAATAAGCTCGATTAAAGAAGTTCGCATCCCTAGAGGTAATGAAGTTATTCCCGCTGTCGTTAACAACAGCTTGGATGATAGGGTGAGTACCACTGCCTGTCAGGGAATACAGGCTAGTCCCGGCAACTGTAGAGAAGGTCAAGGTAGTTCTTAATGCAGACCAAGAGTGAGATGACTCAATCTGAGACTTCGCATCATTAACCAAGGCCCCTATGAGAGTAGAGTATTCGTTAGCATCGGCGGTATCAACTTGATTCTCACGAAGCCTCTTAAGCACTCCATTTATAAGCTGTAGATATGTCATGCTCTTGTCCTCATTACCATGTCAAAGAGTCCCTTGGTCGTAGCTTCCGACTTAAATAGCTCGGGCTTGAATAGCTGTGACGCAACAGGAGTGGCATTAACTAGGCTGGTTATAAGGCCCGTCCTTCCGTTAGTCCCGTTAGTCCCGTTGGTGCCATTAGTCCCCGCTGTTCCATTGGTTCCGTTAGTTCCGTTAGTCCCGTTAGTTGTCGTGCCTGTCGGAGCTGTTCCAGCTGGGCCAACCATGCCATCAGGCAATGTGCTCATACCGGGAGTGACAGGAATGCCTACCCCAGTATATCCAGCACCTGTAGCGCCTCCAGTACCAGTATCACCAGCACTAGTGCCAGAAACGACACCGGAATCAGCAACAGCTTGATCGTTATAATCAGCAATGGCCTTATCAATCTGAGCAGTAGAGAACCCAGACTCCTTGGCAACATCCTGAGAAGACTTTTTAAGCCTTGCCATTTCTGCAATAACATCGCCCACCCCCCTTGTATTAAATATTCCTGCCCAATCAACGGGAGTGATTAGATCGGTGGTTGTCTCATTTGGGCCTTGGCTTTTGTATATGTCCTTCATGTCTGTTGAGCTAACCACCTGACCGTCAGTGTAGGTTCCTTCTTTCGGTATGATTGTCTCGATTCCACCTGTCTGTCTAAACACTCCAGCCTTAGAGTCGTATACCCATTCTCCGATAGCTGGCGACTCAGTTGACGACCCAGTTGACGGCCCAGTTGTAGAGCCGCCACTGCTTCCGGTTGTGGAGTCTGTAGAGGCGGTCTGGCCTCCGCTAGTCGTGGGCATGGGAACACTAACTAAAGGAGGATGAGTCTTTTTGGGATTGCCGTTATCTAAGACCCAGTATCCTTCTGTAGCTACATCCCTCAAGAAGCCCTGAGAGTCTTTAACATATCCTTCGGGCAAGTCTCCAGGAACGGAGTCTATTCCAAACTGAGTCTTAAGCTGATTCCTCATCTCTGTGGTATCAAGGCCAAGTTTGTCCGCATCCATTATCATGCCCGTAAGCTTTGCGTCTTGCCCCTCAGTAAAGCCACCGGAAGGTTGGTTCTGAAACAGTTGGTATGCCGCCTCAACCTGTTGCTCAGGAGTTAGGTTAACAGCCTTTGGCCCGCCGCCCTTGAAGAATCCAAACTGGTCAAGGAAGGCTTTGAATATCTGGCCTGCTGGCCCGCCAATAATGCTGATGAGCGCATCCAGTGCGGCGTTCTTTCGGCCAGAGGCATCGTCTGCGGCGGCAAAGTTCAGAATTCCACTCTTTAATCCGGGAACAAGGCGCTCCCCAATAGTAGAAGTAAGGAACTCAGGATTGGCTAGACTTGACTTAATGACGCTTGCCGTGGTGGGCAGAAGCGGATTACCCGTAGAGCTTTCGTTAGAGGTAAGAGGATTGGACAATGGGTCTTGCTCAAGGGCTGCGTTGTATCTGCTAATGCCCTCGTTAGGGTCGATTCCAAGGGCTAAAGCAAGCTCTGAAGGATTGACCCCTGCCTGTTGCATTGCCTGAGCCATATCAGCGTCTGTAGCGTTAGGATTGGCCTGTTGCCACTGCGCAAATGCCTGAGCTAATTGATCTTGAGGAATAGCCATTTGATTACCTGAGTGCTAACGCGATTGCTTTGACTTATGGTTATAGCAGGCGATACGCCACGATAACTGTACCAGTAGATAATGCATTGGGCACAAGCTGGATGCCTGAGTTTAGAACAATACCGTCATACTCAAACTTAGCCGTTACAGCAGACAATGCTGTCAGCGTTCCTACCAAGGTGCCTGATGCTCCGTCCGTGATGGTAACAACGTGTGCCGACATTACAACGCTAGGGCGTATGCTGATAAGTTCACTAGGAACTGTAGTAACACTCACGGGTGTTGCCGTGGCTAAGTTGACTGCCTTGTACAGGACTGGGTTGTTCATGTTTTTTCCTCTGAATTACCTATGAATTGACTTAGTTAATATGCGCTTATCTGAGTGCGGATGAGATTGCTGCGATTATGTTATCCCACATAAGGGTAGCTACGGCTAACACTACAGTCCATATAGCCACAACCACTGACATAGCCCCTGCTATATAACCTTTTTGCTTGCTTAGAGATAACTTGATCTCCTCTATATCCTTTCCTTGGTCTCGCAGGGCAAGAAGCACGTCGTCTAGCTTCTCTGTGTCGTTCATCTGTTGTATCTCCAGCGCCCTGATTCGCTCTACTGACATGAGATAAACCTTTACTTGCTGAGTTTCATCATCCAGTGGTAGAAGAATGTGAATTCTCCAGCCGTCAGTAGGATAAATATCTCTTTGTTAATGGGCGGGTTAATGTCTAACGTATAGCAAGTGAGCAGTATTTGTACCAAGAGCATCGTAAATAGACTTGTGGCAAGAAGAGCAAGTATTGCTATGCCTATCCTGCCCCAGATCATGATGGAATCAGCGAAGCACAAGCCGCTACAATTTCAGCAGGAGTTGTGCTCTCCGTAAAGTCAAAGGCAACCGCGCAGTCTCCAGGATACCCACCCTCCCATCGAAAGTTCAAAAGGTTATTTACAAAGTCAATACTTTGAACCTCAATGCAGGGATGAGTCAGAGATGCCGTATAGATAAACCAGCCGCTACCTGTAGATTCAGGAACCACTGCCTCTCCTGCAAGATACACAGTGATGGCATCAGTGGCCTGCTGTAGCTCAAAGCCAGTACTCCACTCAAAGGGAACAGCTCCGACGCTTGTATGAATTATGTCGTTCACAATATCCCCCGAGTAGCAGTCTACAGTTAAATCATCTACCACAATTGTAATCATTATTAACCCTCCAATCTGTAGTAGGTGATGACCCAGGCAATGCTCATTGTCGCAGCAGTGTCAGGCGTGACAGTAAGCTTGAGGTTCGTCGCGTCAGTCGTGCGATTGGCAACTGTGAATGTATTGGTGCCCGCAGCAAGAGCCGTAGTAATCGTGACGTATCGGTTAGTGCTTGACCCGTTGCCAACAACAATGTCGTGGGGTGTAGCGCCTGACACCGTACCGACGATTGACTCGATGTAAGCATTGGATGGAAGGATGGCTTGGTTAATGCCGCCAATGTACTGAAGCTCTAAAGTGCCCGCCCAAGTGTTAGTCCAGCGAACCTCCCTGCGTCTTGCTGAAATTGCGCCAAGAGTAGACATTCCCGCTTCTGCAAGCTTGGCGTGCTGCTTGTTGCCTGATGAGTCCAAGACCTGACCATTATCTGTCTGGGCGTTCTGGGCTAGCAGCTCGGAGGTGATGCCAATGGATGTAATAGTAACAGCGCCAACTTCGTGAATGTCCCCTATCACCTCGGCAGTTCCCGATATTGTAATCGCCACTCGATCAGACGTGCTTGTTACAATGTGGTCTAAGTAATAAGTGCCGGTAGATGATATTAATGAGCCTTGTTCAACAACCGCGTTTGACCCATTTAAAACAGCAATTCTCCACTGATTGCCAGACGCAGGAACAGCGTCCATTGTCACCGATATTCGCACCAGTTTTCCAACGCGAGGAAACGTGACAACGCGCCTAGCAGAAGGCGTGCCTGAAAAGTTGGCAACTATTTGAAGTATTAGATTGCCCCCTGACTGAGTGACACTCATTTGAGCGCCGTTCGTTGATGAAAACGAATCGACGCCAGCACTAAAGTCGGCGGTATAAACTGACGTTTGTGTTGCCCCCACATCCGCAGCCGCCATGCCATTCACAAACATGGAAAGATTCTCAGCAACAGTCTTCGCCCGATTGAACAGGCGATGGCTGAACCACTGAGCCGCCGAGCGCACTGCCGAGGTGCCGCAGACGTAAAGGGAGCTGGTGTTGTCTACTGTGACAGGAGCGCCCGCAGTAATTGCCACAGACGCGCCCAAGATAACGCCATTGAGCGTGTACACAACAGACCCGGCAGCAGATGCGGATGAACGAGTGATGTCCACATCAATCACGGCCACGTAGTCGTCAGTCATGCCTGTTGCCACTGTTGAATCGTAAGTGGTTGCGTTGATCGTCGTGCGGAGAATGCCCGTGGTCAGCAGCGTCAGAATGTAGCCATTCGTGCCGTCGTGTTTATTAATCAAGATCACGTTAGCCGCAGGAGTCCAGTCCGGGACAGAGCCTCGCCATTGGAGTGCGAAATTGCCAGTGCCGAAATTGTTCTGCACATTCGTCAGCTGCTGAATCCCGTTGCTTGCGGAGGTTGCGGCAGTGATTGAGACCTGCACTGCGCGAGCGAGAGCTGTCTTCTGAAGATGTAATGGGCCTCTAGCGTCAGAGATGTCCGTACCCGTAATCGTGGACATTGTAATCGTTGACCCGGAGATGTTTGAATTGGTGATATTCATCGCATCTAGGTCAAGAATAGAAATAATCGGAGTCACAAGATTGGCATTGGTAATCGTGGGGGCTGTAGCAAATACCAAAGAGCCAGTTCCCGTCTCGTCAGTGACTGCGGTTCTTAAGTTAGCACTTGAAGGTGTTGCAAGGAACGAAGCTACCCCTGCCGCAAGGCCAGATACTCCGGTAGCAATGGGCAGCCCGGTAACATTGGTCAAGGTTCCTGAAGTCGGAGTTCCGAGGGCGGGAGTCACAAGAGTAGGGCTTGTTGCAAACACCAAAGCTCCCGTGCCTGTCTCGTCAGTAACCGCTGTTATCAGGTTAGCACTTGAAGGTGTTGCAAGGAATGCTGAAACACCCGAGGCTAGACCACTAATCCCTGTAGATACCGGAAGCCCTGTAGCATTGGTCAAAACACCCGCAGAGGGAGTGCCAAGATTAGGGGTTACTAGGGCTGCATTGGTAATCGGAGCCTTGAGGTCTATCTGTGCTTGGATAGGGCTTGTTACACCATCCGTGTAGTTCAATTCAGTGACAGTAGAGGTAATGCCATCCAGTGCGTTGATCTCTGCGGCGGTAGCTGTCACGCCATCAAGGATATTTAGCTCTGCGGCTGTTGAAGTAACGCCATCAAGGATGTTCAACTCTGCTGCTGTAGAGGTTACAAGCACAGAGTTCAGGGTCAGTGCGGCT